CCATGATTATTTCCTTTGTCCTAAAGCAACCTGTTTGGCGTATTCTTCAAGCGGAACTCCAAGCCGTTTAGCCAGAGCTACCGAAGATGGGGTCAGCACAATCTTTTTTGGCGCGGTGCTGCGCGTTGCGGGAGCGACTACGTTAGATTTCTGTCTTGGTTTTTCAACCTCAACTTCCTCGGCGTCGTCAAACTCGTCGGGAAAAACTTGTCGCATGCGAGAATTGATCTTCTCGTAGTATTCATCTGAGCGAGGGTCTAAGCCCTGTTTTACTAATTTCTGGTGCAACCCCAGAGCAAAGCTCGTCATCTCGTCATCCGAGCCAAACCATGAATTTTGTTTCTGCCAATTCACAGCTTTCTCGTCAACTTGCGGACTTGGGGCGGTTTGTTGCTGTTTTACTTCAACTTCTGGTGTTTGTACAGCGGGTAAGCGAAAATTATTTACACGATCAGCTTTGATTTTAGCCGCAGTCAATTCATCTTGCGCTGCAACAACGGCATCAGAATCACCCGATTCGTAGGCGATTTTGTATTTAGCCTTGGCTTGCTCTACCTCTGTAGCAGTAGCGCGTTTAGCCTGCTCAAGAAGGACTTCTTGGTTCTTTCCAACCGTACCTTTTAGATTTTTGTTCTCCTCAAGGATCTGCTGGGCGAATCGAATAGCCTCTTCTTTCTCGCGGAAAGCTGTCTCTTTTGCGCGACGTTCGTCATGATAGCCCTTGGTTAAGTGGCTCATGCGTTTACGCACTTTTTCGGAGTATCCCTCTAACTCTTCATCCGTTGGGTCTTCCGGAGGGTCAGATGGTTTGCGGTTGCGATCCTGTGGTGGGGTGTCATCCACAATTTCGATCTCAACCTCTGGTTTTTTGTCTTCTGGGACATCAACTTCTACCTCTTTTTCAGAGGCACGTCCCTCGACTTCAACCTTAAAATCTTGCTTATCTAGGTCTTCAAACCCAAACTCGACTGGTTCCATAGCCATAATTTATCCTTTAAATAGCACGCGAAACACCACGCGGATCGGCAACAACAGCTTCAATGCTGTCATCGTTTATCAAACGTAATTCCTGACCATTAACGTGAAGTCTTGTGCCAGTGTGAGGGCGGATCACTACATAATCACCAATTTCGCACCACGGGCCATGTGGAAACCGGTCTTTATCGCTATAGGCTTCTGCACCCATATCTAATACCAGCCCAACAGTAGTCATGATTCGCTCTTCGTTCAGAGTACGATCTGCCTTGAGAATGCCTGAGTCAAACTCTTTTTCAATCGTAGGTAATGCGATAAGCAAACGGTAGCCAACAGGCTTAGGTAACTGTTGTTCCATTTCTGCTTCGGTTACTTCGACTTGTTCAGTCATCTTCATCTTCCAAAAAATTACGCGCTAGGTCAATGATTTCACGCTGCGCGAGGCTTAGACCTTGGATCACGCCGCACAGATTCCTGTAATGGGCAAAGTCTTTACAACCCCCATCAGCAAGAAACTCGGTAGCAGAGCTTTTATGCTCGTTTAACTTTTTATTCAGCACGTCAAAGACGGTGGTTACCATATTTATTCACCCTTTTTGTTAGAACTCATGTAAGTCTTTAAGAAATCCATTTTGTTCTTGTTTGTTGCTTGCTTACCTTGCAGTGCAAGGCGGTTTGCTTCATTCTCAGCAGAAACACCTAGTTTCTGTTTCTCAAGCTCAAGCTTAGCGGCGGCAAGTGCGACATCTGCCTTATCTTTCTCGGCCTTACGCTGCACGTCGGACTGTTTGATTTGAACTTCTGCTTGCTGCAACTGGAACAACGGATCTTGCTGTTGTTGTTGAGCTTGCTGTTGCGCTGCTTCCTGTTGATGAATCTGCGTGAGTTGTTGTCCAGCATCGGCAACCAGTCTAGCCAACTGAACTTCAATCTCTTCTGGCAGCTCTTCGTTAGGAGCGGGTAATGTGACACCAAGTCTTTCTTCAATCTGCTTGCGATACTTAAACGCCAAGTGTTCTGCAATGTGGGCTTGGAGAGAAGCCATCATCTGTTGAGCCATTGGGTTTTGTCCCATTGTCTGTGCAATCATTGGGTCTTGCATAAATGATTGGTGCGCCATGAGGTGAGCGTCTTGATCCTGATAAATAAACGCTTTAACAGGCTTGCCAACAAGTATCGCCATGTTCTCCGATACGGGATCTTTTGGCTTTTGGTCATCAGTCGTCGGCACAAGTTTGTCGGCATTCTTAATACCTAGAACCTCAATCATCTGACGGTGCAACTGTGGCAAGTCATAAATCTGTGGAGCTTGTTGCGCCATCTGTAATACGGCTTGGTACTGAACGACTCGTTGCGCCATTGTGCTGCTGTTAGGATCACTAACAGGGATGACATCAACCATCGCATAATCTGACTTCTTAGCGCGTGGCTCGCCTTCGTCTGGCTGATACTCATACTCTTCTGGCGCATAGTCTGCCATGATAGCTTTGAGTAATTTAAACTCTTGCTTCATTGCGTAATGAACACGAGACTGCACTGCTGCCATAGGTTTGAGGGTGCGCTCAAGTAAGGCAAGAGTTGTTCCAACAGGGGCGTTTGCGCTCATGTCAGAAATGTTCATATCACTGATTGCGCCTAGACGACGGCCTTCGTCGGTGATGCGTTGTAACAAGGTTAGAAGCGTTTGGCTTGGCTCCTTGTACGGCATCATTAGGATATTGTCTTTAATGCTTCCGCTAGGTACATCTACATCACGGAATTCGCCGGGGGCGATAGGTGTGTCGTCACCCTTTACCCGCAGACCGCGAGACTTAAGACCACCGGGAAGATTAGCAAGAGTGCCAGCATCAACAAGCTGACGAATAATAGAAGTACCTGCACGGGCGTATCCTCCAATAATGTGGATCAACCCCATACCGTAAAAGCCAAAGCCGGGGACATATACATAATGCACAAAGTGCTGACGCTTAAGTCTTAACTCATCATCTGGATTCCAATTACGGCGAATAGCCAATACGGTAGAAGTGCTGCGTTCAATCGTAATAACATAAGGTTTAGCAAGATCATCTTCATCGTCTACTCCGGGAATGTTGTAGTCGATGTGTATCTCACACAGCGCATAGCGTTCATCATCAGACAGTGTGTAGCCGCCCTCTTCTGCTTTACGCTTTTCGATATCTGTATGGAACGTCTCTGGCTCGCCTAAGTCTACATCGCAGTAAAAACCACTAGCTTGAAGTTTCTTGACTTCGTTCTTAGTCTTGCGCATGATGTGTGTCACGCGCTCAGCACTCTCAATATGGGACGCGCCATAAGGCACAATCACGTCCTCGGCGGGAATGTAGATCGAGACTTGACGGTTTAAGCTTGGGTCAAAATAAACTTTCTTAAACGCTGAGCCAGCCAACCCAAGTGAATACAACGCACGCTCATGCTCAGGGCGGTATTCCACCATGACATCAGTCAGCTCATAGTTCATGTCATTTTGGACACGCTTGGCTGCGTCTTCTTTCTCTTTTGTGATCTTGCCGATAATCTGCGTTCTTACAGGACCGGCAGCCGGGAAAGTCTCGGACATTGCTTCGGCTTGGAATCTTATTGCGGCTTCTGCTAATACTGTAGAGTAAACCCCGCAAGCATCTTGCCAAGGTTCTGTGCGCTCTTCGTACTTAAAGCCTAAGACATCTAAGCCCTTGACATAAGTATCAGCCCAGTCTTTACGACTGTTCACGTCTGCATCGACAAGCTCAAGTAACTCAGAGGCAAGTGATTGAAGTTCGCCGTCATCGAGAATCTCTGCAATGTTTTCGTTAAACTCGCTGTCTTCTTCTAGTTCTTTTTCTGGAATGAGCGTAATTTCTACGCTGCCATCAGATAGAGTGACCATCTCAGGGTTAACAATATCTATTTCGAGTGCGGCTTCGTCTTGATCGTCTATTCCAAGAGGGGCGGCGTACAGACCTTTTTCCATGACTTATCCTTAGTAGTAAGCGCCTTTGCGCCTAAATGATCTTGGTTCATCTATTTCATCCGTTTGTAAGCGAATGAACCCGCCTTTGCGGAAACGAAGTAAAGCTTGACTTGTACTATCTACAAAGTCATCGTGATCCGAGTTTGGAAATGCTGCTAATTCTTCTATCACTTCTTCTGCCCATCTCTTTGGGGGAGCCCATACCTTTCCGGATGCAAATAAGTCGGATATAGCGTTAACGCGCACAATCTTATCATTACCCCTAGTCGGCGTAAACTCCTGAACCGGTATGCCCATCGCCCGTAACTCATAAATCAGTGGCGCACCAGAGGCTTTGGCTTCCACAATAAACGAATCTGGCTCCCATTCTTTGTAGTATTTCATGGCAATTTCCTTTAACTCCGGAAACTCCATCCTCTTTTTAAAGGCGTCTAATAAAATAAGATTAGGATCTTCTGGGTTCTCGTTTGGGTAGAAAACACCCCAAGTCGTACATGCCGAATAGTCAGCCCTCTCGCTTTTTGAGAATGCCGTATCCCAGCTCTGTAAGATATATTCACATGGAGGAGGCTCTTCTTTCTCCCACAGCTTCCACCAATCTCTCTTAATTAACGCACCCTCTTCGGACGTTGGGCTTTGTTGGTACTGAGCATTCCACTTTGCCGGAGGGAGTTCATCTCTGAGGGCGTCTAATTCCTCGTAGCTCCAGAACTCAGGCCAAAGCGGGTTGCCGGAAGGTAAGATTGCCGGAAATTCAATTAACTCCCAATTCTCACCATCCCTTTCCATCGAACTCTGTAAGATCCTGCCCGTTAGGTCTTTCTTAGACCAGCGGGTCATGACGATCACGATAGATCCGCCCGGCTGAAGACGTTGCCGAGGGCCAGAGGTGTACCATTCATACACAGAGTCGAAGATTTCCGGAGAAGATGCCGCAAGTCTTGCTTCTTGCTCAGAGTGTGGATCATCAATGATAAGTAGATCAGCGCCTTTACCCGTTACAGTTCCACCAACACCGATAGCAAAATACTCGCCGTTGTGGTTAGTTGACCATCGCCCTGCTGCTTTAGAGTCTTGCCGCAAATTCACATTAGGGAACACTTTTGCGTATTGCTCAGACCCAACTAAGTTTCTGACCTTACGACCAAACCCAGTCGCCAATTCAGCCGTGTTCGAACACTGAATGATTTTCTTATTAGGATATTTACCCAGAAACCATGCCGGAAGGAGGTAGCTTGCAAACTCTGACTTCGTGTGCCGTGGCGGCATATTCACGATCAGACGCTTAATCTTACCTTCTGCAATCTCCCGAAACATCTTAGCCATGACTTTATGGTGTCGCCCATTAACAAACCCGGGCCACATCTCATGTACATAGCTCATAAAGTCAGTCTGCGCCCGTTCTCTCTTAACAGACACCTCATACTCCGCCAATGTAGCCAATAGCCCCTCTTGCTCAGAAGCCGGTAATCCCTCTATGGCACGAGTAATCTCTTCTAATTTCATATATTCTTAAACTTAATCCAAGAAGGCCGTACACTTCTTCCACGATTAGGAACCCTCTTACAAGCCCCACTCTCACATAACCTCTTAACCATCCTATGCACATTAGACCTACTCTTATCCCCAGTAAGTAACATAATGTCATCTATAGAAGGACCAAACCCAAACTTCTTCCACCACTCCTCTATAACCATATATATCTCTTTCTGCCTCTCAGTCATAATCCTTCCTATACATTCTTCCCGTTTCATAAAATATACCCCCCCACCCCTTTTCATTCCAAAATCACAAAAGGGGTGTTTACACTATAACAATGTTACAGTGTGTTTGATTTATCCGGATATACATGGGGGGCCTCTTCATTGGATTTTTGATTGGGTGATTCGTGTGGATCTGATTTTTGTGATGTTGATTCGTGTGGAATACTATGTATATAGTCCATAGGGTACTCAACGCCTAAGTCGGGGGGTGCGGGTACGGTGGGGTCGTCATCCGGCTGATTCTGATTCTCTGGCGGCGTCTCGTTTAACTCGGCGAGTAATGAGTCAGCGTCATCGTTGACTGTGATATCTTCGGCTTGGGTATTCATTACCGTTTTGAGTTGATCCATTAGCCGCTGTCGTATATCGTCTGACTTATGTACTACTAAGGTTTCCTTTCTATCTAGGAATAGTCCAACCTCTGCCACTGATCCCAACAGCTTGAGACAAGCCACCCTTTGTGCTGGGGGAAACTCTTCGTCTAATACATGCTTGGTTAACTGAGATACGACTAGGGATCTCAATTGAGTAGGGGTTTGGTATTCCTCGTATGCTTTCTGGGCTCTAAAGGACTCCACTGCTACTTGTATTCTCTCATCCGTTGATAGAACACTCGCACGACTTCCTACACTCTTG